GATCTCAAGGATTTTCTGGTAGTTTTGGTTACACTGGTAGTTTTGGTTATAGTGGCAGTTTTGGTTACACTGGTAGTTTTGGCTATAGTGGCAGTTTTGGTTATAGTGGTAGCCGTGGCTATAGTGGATCTCAAGGATTTTCTGGTAGTTTTGGTTACACTGGTAGTTTTGGTTATAGTGGCAGTTTTGGTTACACTGGTAGTTTTGGCTATAGTGGCAGTTTTGGTTATAGTGGTAGCCGTGGCTATAGTGGATCTCAAGGATTTTCTGGTAGTTTTGGTTACACTGGTAGTTTTGGTTATAGTGGTAGTTTTGGTTACACTGGTAGTTTTGGCTATAGTGGCAGTTTTGGTTATAGCGGTAGCTTTGGCTATAGTGGCAGTTTTGGCTATACTGGATCAGCTAGTCAGGCACCCGGCTATAGCGGTTCGATTGGTTATACTGGCAGCGCTGGCGTAAATGGAGTCACTAGTATTACTGCCGGCAATAATATTATTTTAAGCACCTCGACTGGCATTGTAAATATTATAAGAATAGATGGTTCTCAAATTATTGTCACAGCTAGTTCAACAGCAACTTATACGTTACTATCCACTGATCAATATTTTGGCACAACATATAGCACTATCGGATCTACTACAGTTACATTACCTCTTGGTTCGACTATTCCGGCAGGCCGCCAATACATTATTAAAGATGAAGGCGGATATAGTGGATTCATTGGTAGGCGGGTAACCGTTGTTAGATCCGGAAGTGATTTAATTGATAATGGAACATCTAGAACAATCTCAAGTAATTACGGTGCATTAACTGTGTTATGGACCGGAACAAAATGGAGTGTAATTTAATATGAGTTATTTTAATTCAGATGGTGCGTTAGCAAGCACTGCTACTGCCGGAGTAGTTATCGTAACTGCTACTTCGGGATTGAGTATTATAGATGGAAATATAGGAATTTCAAATCCTATAATTGAAGTATATAATTCGGGAACAGCAGTTACATGGACCAAACCAACCGCAGCAAATTGGGTCAGAATCGAAATGTGGGGCGGTGGTGGCTCGGGTGGCAACGGAACCTCTGCTAGCTCAGGCCCAGCAGGTGGCGGAGGTGGCGGCGCTTACAATATGGTAGAGATACCATTCTCATACTTGGCAGACGGTGTTACTTATACAGTAGGTGCAGGCGGTGTCGCTCAAACAACCGGATCATCAGTGGGTAATGCCGGTGGCACAAGTTCAGTTACCATTGCTAACTTTAAGGGCGGTGGCACATCAGTTACACTCAGTGCCTATGGCGGTGGCGGTGGTGGCTATAACCTAAGTTGTGGCGGCGGTGGTGGTGGTGGCGGAACATTAAGTGCTGGCGGTAACGGAGCATTGAGCACTGCTGGTGGTGTAGGTGGCGGTCCATTAGGCGGAGCAGCACCTGCCACCGTAGGATTAGATTCAACACTGGGCGGCGGTTCTGGTTCATTGGGCTCTTCAGGCACTGGTTACAAGGGTGGCAGCAGTTGGTGGGGTGGTGGCGGTGGTGGTGGCGGATTAGACGCCGCAGGTAATGGTAACAACGATGGCGGAGACAGTATCTATGGCGGTGGTGGCGGTGGTGGGGCTGCTATTTCTGGTACCACTATGGGTACAGGTGGAACCAGTGTGTTTGGCGGTGCAGGATCAGCTGGCACTGTAAACGGTGCGGCCAGTGCGGCAGGCACAGCACCTGCAGGTGGTTCGGGCGGTACAGAAGGTGGCGGCTCGGGCGCAGGCGGCTCGGGTCGAGTACAGTTTACCTACTGGTTTTAAGTTGATAAATAGCAGTAGTTAATTTAAGGACTCATATGAAAAAACTATTACTAACACTATTAATTGCACTGACTGCGATTCCTGCACTGGCACAAAAGACTCCTCAAGGAGTAACTTATGATGCACAGATTCTGCGTATCACCGACGGCGATACAGTTGTTATTGCAGCTCCATTTCTTCCTAAGCCACTAAAGCCTGAATTGGCTATCCGTGTGTTTGGCGTGGATACTCCTGAAAAAGGATTCCGTGCTCAATGTCCTAGCGAAGCACAACGTGGTGAAGCTGCTAGTGCATTTACTAAAAATGCCATTAACCAAGCAGCAGCACAGGGCGGCAAGTTCCAAGTCACAATGTATGGCTGGGACAAGTTTGGAGGCCGTGTCTTAGGTGATCTCCTGATCAATGGTCAAAGCCTACGTGCTGCTTTAATTGCCAACGGGTTTGCCCGTGAATACTACGGCGAAGCTAAACAAAGCTGGTGTAACTAACCCATTTTTACCCAAAATCAAAGGAGTCATTGACTCCTTTTTTTGTCTGTGTTATTATATACGTACTTAAATATATTATATGAAAACACTCAACATTGCAATAATTGATGTCATTGGTCTACCCTACGATGGCACAACGTTATGGAAAAAAGGAATCGGCGGAAGTGAAAGCAGCATCATTAGTGTTGCTAGAGAACTCAGCAAGCTGGGATTCAAAGTTACAATTTTTAACGATAATAACAAAGAAGGAGCCAGTGAAGGATTCTATGATGGTGTTGAATATTGTGAAATTCGCAGATTAAGAGAACGTGAATTTAACTTTGATGTTGTTATCAGTCAACGTACTGTTGTTCCGTTTACTCCTGCACATCTTTACGAGCAAGTTAACCAACCACCTCCACGCAATCATGACATCAGCACTTGGAGGCAAGTACAACGTCCCGGCCAATTAAAAGTTCTGTGGTTACAAGATACGTTCTGTTGGGGAGACCATATTCTAGAAGAACTAGTGGTTAACGGCTACATCGACGAACTGTTTACACTAAGTGATTGGCACACTGCCTATACTACACACAGTATTCACGGACCCCGTCGCAATGTCGAAGTATTAAAGAATAAAATATTTCAAACACGAAATGCTATGAATCGCTGGATTGAATGGGTTGACATTAAAAAGAAAGATCCCAATCTGTTTGTGTTTAATGCGAGTGTAACCAAGGGCATGGT